CTTAATCTTTTCGCCATTTTGAATTAGTGCATACTTTTTGGTTAACGCTAAATCTTGGACTTGTTTATTAAATAGTAAAGAACCACGAACATGTATTGGTGTACCTTTTTTGTATATAGTATTGTGATCTTTATATTCTTTAACTTTTGAGACTCCGCGTGGGAATGCAATTTCATCAGGTGGTAATGTCTTGAAGTAATTTTTAAATTGCTCAATAGACTTTTGAACATCAGATTCATTACTTGACATAATAACTTTAAATAATTCTTTAAGTGCATCACGACATGGTTCTGGAGTAGAAGACTTAATTGCTTCAATACCCATAATCTTGAGTTTAGGTTCTTTATATCGAACACCTTCGTTATCCAATACATTGAGAATATATCTTTTCTTAGCAGTCCAAATACCACGGTCAGCAATAACTTCTCTTGCCATAACCATTCTGTTTGATACTCCACCTAACATAGAATATAAATCATCATATGATTTTGCCAACACTGGCTCAAGTGTATCATTACAAATCTTATCTAGGAAATCAATAGGATTCTTTGGATTAAATTTGTTTACAATATCATCTAAGCTAACATACAACGAGTCAGTATCGATGGCGACGACATAGTCTTTAAACGATGTTGTTCGCATTGTTCGATTGAGAAATGAATTAAGTTCATATTCGGCCCATCGAATGGTGAGCTGACCGGTGAGGGTAATGGCTTCCGCGATTCTCTGATCGAAGAATCTAAAATATTTATTCCCCATAGCACCATAAAGACTATTAAGAAGAATCTTAATTGCCATTTGGCTATTTTCAGCGATTGATATTTCTCTTTCAATCGAGTAAAGTTCTTGTTTATCATTTTTATCTACCTTTTGTAATTTCTTTTGAGCTTTAATCATATCACCTTTTATAGTGACACGCTCTTGATACATTTCATCAATAATAGCTGGGATGATTCCAGGTTTGTCAGTATTGAAGTATTGACCATTTGCCGCTAGAGCTTTACCTTTATTATTTGGTCTTTGTGATTTTGTAAGTACTTGTTCAATATCAACATTACCTATTTCACCATCAGCAATAGTTTCTGGTGACATATTATATTGCATAATGATTGAAGGATAAAGTGAGTTTAAATCAAAACTTACTAGGTTTTCATGTATACCAACTTGAGGTTCTTTTACATAACCACCTGGATAAAATGTTTTTACTTTATCTTCTATGAATGGTATTACAATATTATTCTCATGTAGTTTACGATATATGATAGTATCCCATATAGCAGTAGTACCAAATGTATCATTATAGTTTACACCACCTTTATATGCCATAGTCATACATAGAGTAATAAGACCCATCTTATCTTCTATTCGGTCAACTAACTCAACGTCTTTAATATTATAGTCAATAAAGAGTTGATGATTGTGTTTATATAAAGTGTGTAAGTTACCATACTCTTCATATGATAACTTCTTTTCACCTAATACAACATGTGCAATATGATCCAATTTATATGATTCTTGTGGACCATAAGAATAACCAAACTTTTGGAATAAGTCAAGATAATCAAGTTGAGATATACCTTTTAAGTCATAAGATGTTTGAGTCCTACCCATCTTTGTAATATCTTGTCTATCAATCATACCCCATGGACTTAATCTTTTTACATATGCTTCACCAATAAGTTTATGAATACGGTTTACTAAGTAAGGTATATCAAAGAACCTTGTATTCCAACCAGTGACAACATCTGGTACATTTGATGGTTGAGACCAATGTGTAATAAATTTAATAAGTAAGTCTGCTTCATTATCGCATTTGTTATATATGACACGATGTGTTTTCATATATGTGTTTTCCACATCATAGTCGCCGAGTCCCCATATATGATAAGTATTGTCGATATTATTTTTAATAGTAATTGAGATTACTTTATGCTCAGCTTTATCAGGCTCGGGAAAGCCATCGTCAGACGCAACCTCGATATCGATAGTAGTCACATTTATTTTGTTCCTATCGAATTCGATTTGACCAGGATAATGGTCATTGATAAAAGTTGAGATATACCGAGTATTACCAAAGATATGGCGACCGGCGGTGTCCTTATTGGTCCTTACCCATTCGGTAGCTGTTCTCATAGAGTCAAATACAACTTCTCCAACCGATGTACCATCTAGGGTTTTCCATTTAGTTGGACGATTAGTACTTACATACAGCTTTGGACCATATTTAATTTTTTCTGTAATTCTTTTGTTGTGATCATACCCACGAAGTAATATCATATTACCATATCGTGAGACATTAGTATAAAATTTTGACATATAATATATTATACCATAGTTTAGTGATAATGTAAATAGTTAATTTCATTCAATTAAAGTTGGGGGTAATTTCTTACCCCCGCATGATTTCAATTTTTAGAAGCTTACCCAGGCTAAGTAGATTGTGAGTGGTGCTAAACCTATAATAACACCGCCAATAATCATCATACCTAGGGCCTCTGCAATATCATCATATTTCGAAATGATGTATTTCATTCTGTTTCTCCAGTAAAAAGTTTATTACTATCTACTGGGTTTTCGCTGATGTTAGCCTTTCAAATATTGCTTTTTCTTTGATGCCCCAGCAGACCCTATTTCGATCTTCCTAGGACGCTTCTCTTCTGGGAGTTCAACTCTGGCATACACCACGAGTATTCCATCCACAAGATCAGCACCATCTATAACGACAAATTCAGAGAGTCGGAAGCTTTTCTCGAATTTGCGAGATGAGATTCCTTTATAAGCATATTCTCTATCATCATTCTCAACAGCTCCTTTGATTTTAAGGATACCGTCTTTGAGTTCGATATCAATATCATCCATTGAGAAACCTGCCACAGCCATTTCGATTAAGAATTTCTCTTCATCGATTTTCACAATGTTATGTGGTGGGTAGTTATCTGTTCCAGCTCTAGCACTTGTATGAATTCTTTCTAAGTCTTCAAATAAAGTATCAAAGCCAACGAATAATGAACGAGGTACGTTCAAAGTATTTCTTACCATTTTAATTTCCTCCTATTATTAGCAAGGTTGTGGAACCCGAACCATTCGGCATTCCTATTTTATTTATACAGGTTTAACTCTCGTTTTGAGAATTTCCTATATTATATTTTGGACATAATTCCCATTGAGATTTTTCTTTAAAAGGAATAACCTTTATTTGTCTCAATGGAGCTAAGTCCTTTGCAGACTCAGGTTTAACTATAGAGACTAAACCCCAGTCAGCTAACAGAGTAGCAATTGTATTTCTACGCTGTAAATCATTATCAATTAGATTGGATGGTTTTCCATCTAATAAAAATAATTCTTTAAAATGTACTATAAAGTATCTGCCTTGTTTGTGTAATATATGACAAGACTGATACAGCTTATTGTCTTTACGCGATGCAACTCCAATACGAGTTAGTGTTTCTCTTATCTTAAGAAAATCATCGGGTTCGTTAAGTGTGACTTCAAGCATATCAGCTGAAGTCCAATTGTTAATTTGATTTTGTTCTTCCACCTTTGTTCATCCTTGTTTTTAACTCATCAATTTGTTCATTACTAAGTACTGTTAAAACGGATTTAGCTTTTTCGTTGCTATAACCATAATAATTCTTAATGAGTTCTAGATTCTCCACCTCACTCGGTTTTAACCATTTGGAGAACCTTTGTTTCTTCTTAATTATATTTATAAAAAAATCAAATTGAAGCTTATGGTCTAAGTGATGGTACCTATTCATTTCATTAGCAAATAAAATTGTATCAGGGAAAAACGATAATGCTTTATTGATTATATACGCGTTGTATTCCTTTTCAGCAATATCATCAACCATAATATCTTTCTTATTATAGTTAATTGCATTTACATATTCAAACGGGTTCATTCTCTTTTTGCCTTATATATTCTTGTGCGAATTCTTTTGTGTTAAAAGTTCTTTCATTAACAATAACACCTAATTCGTTATATTGAACAGCTCTGTATCTTTCATTCTCAAAGCCTTCATAATGTATAATTACTATATCCCATCTCATTTAAAATTTACTCCTGCCATAACTTCTGTTAAACATGCAACCATGTTAAGTTCATGGTCAGCTACAAAACTATCTTTATATTGATAATCAGCTAAGATAAGAACAAGTTGTGGAATCGATTGAGGATCCACATAGTCATTCATATTGTCATATAGCTTTCTAAAAATTGCTGTAGGTTCTATGTCAATATTATCGACTACCCACTTACGCATACCTTTAAAATTTTTAATCTTAAGATGATTGACTAGTGAATCAATTGAAACATCAGATACATTTACAAGTATACCTGAATCAATTTTACCACCTACTGCATATCTTTGCAGTTCATTTATGATCCTTCTGAAATCAGGGAAGTGTTTAATAATAAACTCAACTAATACTTGTTTATCATACTCAATCTTTTCTTCACCAAGGATATACATCAGCCTAGCCATAAAGACTGAAGCTAACCTATCTTTTTCGTTTCTTGGTAAAGCGAATTCAATAACTGAACATCTACTGTGTAGTGGTTCAATAATTCTATTCTTAAAATTACAAGTAAGAATAAACCTACAGTTTTCACTGAACTCTTCGATAAACCCACGCAGAGCGGGTTGGGTGGACTGTGGGTTCAGATAATCAGCTTCATCTAAAATGACCAACTTGTGTCCACCCGAAAGAGAGACGCTTGACGCGAACTGTTTAATTTTGTTACGAAGTGTATCAATATTCCCTTCTTCGGATCCGTTAATAATAATATAATCTAAATCTAATTCTTTTGCTAATGCTTTAGCAATAGTTGTCTTACCGACACCCGCGGTGCCAGTGAATAACATATTTTGTATTTCTCCAGCTTTGACTATTTCACTAAATGTTTTGTGTAAGTCAGCTGAAAGAATACAATCATCGACTGTTTTTGGTCGATACTTTTCTACCCATAAAAACTCATTCATTAATTAGTATCCCATTGTTTAACTGTGTCTAATCTGAAACTTCTCCAAGCTTTCTTATCGAGAGCCCAGCATGCGAAGTGGTCAGATTCTGCATTCATTTCGACTTTTACATCGACTCCGTTTTCTTTAAGTAAATTTGGTGCAAGTGTACAAGGCATAATCCTTAGTTCACCTGTTCCTACTTTTTCGAATGTTACAGTTACTATACCTGTATTAAGAGCTTCTAATAGTTTTTGTTTTTCAGTTTGTT